AATTCAATGGGTAAGCAACTAATGAAAATGATAAAAAGGGTAAGTAGATGCGTAATTTAAAAAAATATGCATAAATACACAATAAGAGCCTATAGTTGGGCATAAAAAATTGAAAAAACAGGACATTTAAAATGGCATTACTAAAAATTGAACCGTATATACTAGATAGCACAGCAAACTTTACGTTTGCAAATGCTAACATCACCGCAAATTTATTAGCCGGAAACGCTAACATTACAGGTAATTTAATATCAGGTAATGCTAATTTGGGTAATCTTGCAACTGCTAATTACTTTAGCGGTGATGGTGGCTTATTAAGCAACATTAGCGCAACTGTTGCAAAATCAATTGCAAATGGTACAAGTAACGTAAATATTGCAGCTAGCGGTGGTAACGTTACAGTAGGAGTAGGTGGCACAGGTGGTATTGCTACTTTTACTACTACAGGCGTAAACGTATCAGGATATGTAAATGCAACAGGTAATATCACTGGTGGTAATGCTAGTTTAGGTAACTTAGTTAGTGCAAACTATTTCACTGGTACATTAACAACAGCTGCTCAACCAAATATTACATCAGTTGGTACATTATCAGGGTTGACTGTTAATGGTAATACAACAATTACAGGTAATTTGATTGTTGCAGGTAATACAACATATGTTAATAGTACTGCAATTGACTTAGAAGATCCAATCTTAACACAAGGCGGTGGTGCAAACAATGCAACATTGACCGTTAATGATGGTATGGATCGTGGTTCCGTATTGAACTACTATGTAGGTTCTAACGGTTCAGGAACTGCTACACAAGCGTTCATGGGTTGGAAAGCAGCTAATAGTGAATTTGAATTCGGTAGTAACGTATCTCTTAACAATAACGTTGTTACAATTAATACATATGGTAATATTAAAGCAGGTAGTGCTAATTTAGGTAATAGTGTAACAAGTAATTACTTCATTGGTTCAGGTAATAACTTAAGTAACATTCAAGGTGCAAACGTAACTGGTCAAGTAGGTAATGCACTAGTAGCAGGTACAGTTTATGGTAATGCACAAGGTAATATCACATCAGTTGGTACACTAACAACTTTAGCTATTGCAGGTACAGGTAGTGTAACAGGTGCTAATTTAGTTAGCGCAAATTACTTCACTGGTACATTAACAACTGCTGCTCAACCTAATATTACATCAGTTGGTACACTAACAACTTTAGCTATTGCAGGTACAGGTAGTGTAACAGGTGCTAACTTACTAAGTGCAAACTATGTAACAGGTACACTAACAACTGCAGCACAACCTAATATCACATCAGTTGGTACATTAACAAGTTTAGCAGTAACTGCAAACATTACTGCTGGTAACTTGACAGGTGCTAACTTAGTTAGTGCAAACTACTTCACTGGCACATTAACAACAGCTGCTCAACCTAACATCACATCAGTTGGATTACTAGCTAATTTAACAGTAGGCAACACAACTTCTAATACTATATTTGGTAACGGTACTGTTACTGCAACCGGTAACGTAACTGCTGCATACTTTATTGGTAACGGTAGTCAATTAACTGGTTTAAGTTCAGTAACAGTTGCTAATTCAAATTATGCAAACTATGCAGGTAACGTAGTAAACGCAAGTCAACCAAATATTACTAGCGTTGGTAATCTAGTAAGTTTAATTGTAGGTAATAGTACAGCTAATGCTACTTTTGGTAATGGCACAATAACATTATCTGGTACAGGTAGTGTAACAGGTGGAAATTTATTAAGTGCAAATTATGTAACAGGTACATTAACAACTGCTGCTCAACCAAATATTACATCAGTTGGCACACTAAGTTCACTAGCAGTTACTGCAAACATTACTGCTGGTAACGTAACAGGTGCTAACTTAATTAGTGCAAGCTATTTAACAGGCACATTAACAACTGCTGCGCAACCTAACATCACTAGTGTCGGTACATTAAGTTCTTTAGCAGTAACTGCAAATATAACTGCAGGTAATGCATATGCTAATAGCGGAACAATTGGTGCTAATTTACTGACTGCAAATTATGTAACTGGTACATTAACAACAGCTGCTCAACCAAATATTACTAGTGTTGGTACATTAAGTTCATTAGCAGTAAGTGCTAACGTAACTGCAGGTAACGTGACAGGTGCTAACTTAATAAGTGCTAATTACTTCACCGGTACATTAACAACAGCTGCTCAACCTAATATTACATCAGTTGGTACATTAAGTTCTTTAGCAGTTACTGCAAATATTACTGCTGGTAATATCAATGCAGGTAATTTATTAACTGCAAATTACTCAACATCTGTATTAACAACAGCTGCTCAACCAAATATTACATCAGTTGGTACATTAACTGCGGTTACTGTATCAGGTAATGCTAACGTAGCAAACTTAAATGCTAACGGTACAGTAAACTTTACATCTACGAGCAACGTTGCTTTAGGTAATGTAGCAAATCTTAAGATTACTGGTGGAAGTGCAAGTCAATATCTACAAACAGATGGTACAGGTAATCTAGTTTGGGCTACAGTTACGACAACTGCATCTAATATTAGTAATGGTAACAGTAATGTAAGTATTGCAAGTGCCAATGGTAACGTAACTATTAGTGCAGTAGGCAATGCAAATATTGTAACCGTAACTGGTACTGGTGTTAATGTAGCAGGTACATTAAATGCTACTGGTACAGTAACAGTTGGTAATTTAACAATTCAAGGTAATACATCAATACCAAATATTGCAAGTATTTACTTACCAGGTGGTAGTGCTAACTATGTTATTAAGACTGACGGTAACGGTAACTTAAGCTGGACATCAATGAGTACTGGTACTGGAAATGCTAACATTTCCGGTAGTAACACACAACTATTCTTTAATAATAATGGAAGCAACACATTAGGTTCTAGTGCTAACTTAACATTCAATAACAGTACAAACACATTAACTACTACAAACTTAGTGGTTCCCGGAACCACTAATTTAGGCGCAGTTGGTAACATCATAATTACTGGTGGAAGTAATGGTTCTTTATTGAAGACAGATGGTTCAGGTGATTTAACATGGTTTGCACCAACATACACAACAGTAAGTGCAGATGACTTTACTGGTAACGGTGTACAAACAGCATTTACATTAAGCGTAACCCCAACAAGTGCTAACTATACAATCGTATCAGTTGGTGGTGTTGTACAACCTAAGTCAACATACTCAGTAAGTGGTAACGTATTAACATTTAGTGGTGCTCCCCCAAGTACTGCTCCAATTGAAGTTACAACTATTAACACAGGTATCACTGCTGTAGGCGGTGGTGGTGGTGGAGGTGGTGGCACTGGATTAACATACAATGGTATTAGTGCAAACACAACCGCAGTTGCAGGTAATGCTTATATTATTAATACAAGTAGTGCTGCAATCACAATTACATTACCTAGTTCAGGTAGTAATTTAGGTGATTTAATTGGAATCATTGATGGTACTGGTAATGCTAACGTTAATAACATTACATTAACAGGTGCAAACATTATGGGTTCTAGTAGCGCAATGGTTATTAGCACAAGTAGAGCTGCATTCCAAATAACTTATTATAACTCAACACAAGGTTGGTTATTGACTAACGTTTAATTTTAATAATTGAGGAAACAAATGAGTCATTTTGCACAAATAAACGATAGTAACAAAGTAATTGATGTTGTTGTCGCTGAACAAGATTTCATTAATACAGGCGCACTAGGTGACCCTAGTAGATGGATTCAAACTAGTTACAACACTAAAGGCAACGTACATTATGGTCCTGATGGAAGACCAGATGGCGGAGTTGCACTAAGAGGCAATTTTGCAGTATTAGGTGGAACATATGATCCAGTACATGATGTATTTTATGCTCCTCAGCCATTCGTTGGTTGGGTAATAAGTGAAAGTACAAACTGGAAATGGACTCCACCAAATGGTTATCCTACTGACAATAAGCCATACAGATGGAACAACGATACACAAGATTGGGATTTAATTCCTAAACCCTATCCAAGTTGGACATTACAAGAAAACTTAACATTAGCTCCGGATGGTAAATCTACTGGTTTAAGTTGGCAAGCTCCAGTAGCAATGCCAGAAGATAACAAACCATATACATGGAATGAAATCAGAGGTGGCTGGGATTTAACTCCTAGTCCATATCCAAGCTGGGTAATTGAACCTCTTCCACCTAATCGTAGTGGCATACAATACTATCAGTGGCAAGCTCCAGTAGCATACCCATTAGATGGTAAAAAATATACATGGGATGAGGCTACTGTGTCATGGGTAGTGTCAGCGTAATCTAAATGTATCTACAAGGACAAAGCCATGCTGTAATCGGGCATGGCTTTCCTTTTAAGATAAATACTATATGGTGTCAATATAAATGTCTTTAGTTAAAATAGAACCCTTCATTACAGATAACGTAGCGAATTTTACATTCGGTGGTTTAACCATTACCGCTAACGCTAGTTTAGGTAATGCTAACTTAGGTAATTTAGCTAGTGCAAATTTTGCAAGCATTAGTAGCAATCTGAATACAGGTAATGCTAATTTAGGTAATGCAGCAACTGCAAATTTCTTTATAGGTAACGGATATTATTTAACTGGATTAAGTGCAGGTTCTAATCTAGTGAATGGAAACAGTAATATTAATATTACTGGAAATGGAAATATTGCAGTAAGTGTAGGTGGTACCGCAAACGTAGCAGTATTCACAACATCAGGGATAAACGCTACACACTATATTGGTGAAGCAGGAAATCTAAGTAATATAACTGCTGCTAATGTAACTGGTACAGTAGCAAACGCAAATTATTCAGCATATGCAGGTGTAGTAACTGCAAATGCTCAACCAAATATCACAAGTTTAGGATTACTAGCAAATCTATCTGTAATGGGTAATGCTAGTATCATTGGTAATGCTAACGTAGTTGGAAATATTAATCTTAATGGTACAGGTAATGCAATATTAGGCAATCTTGTAACTGCTAATTACTTCACTGGTACATTAACAACAAGCGCACAACCAAACATAACAAGTGTAGGTACACTAACAGCTCTAACAGTTTCTGGAAACACAGTTATTTCAGGTAACTTAACAGTAACTGGCAATACAACATATGTAAATTCTAATGTAACAGATTTACAAGATCCAATCATACAATTAGGTACTGGTGCTAATGGCGCAAGTTTAGCAAGTAATCTTGGTGTTGATATTGGTACAGTATATAACTTCTATAACACAAGTGCACAAACTGCATTCATGGGTTGGAAGACTGCTAATGCAGATTTTGAATTTGTAAGCAACGCAACAGTTAACAGTAATAATGTAATCACAGTTAATACGTTAGGCAATATCAGAGCAGGTAATGCTAACTTAGGTAATAGTGTAACAAGTAATTACTTCATTGGTTCAGGTAATAACTTAAGTAATATTCAAGGCGGTAATGTAACAGGTCAAGTTGGTAATGCTCTATTAGCCGGCACAGTTTATACTAATGCTCAACCAAATATTACTAGTTTGGGTACATTGAGTAGTTTAGCGGTAACAGGTAACATAAGTTCAGGTAATGCTAACTTAGGTAACTTAGTAGTTGCTAACTATGTAACTGGTACACTAACAACTAACAGTCAACCAAATATAACTAGTGTAGGTACATTATCTGCACTATCAGTAACTGCAAATATAACTACAGGCAATGTAGGTGGTGCTAATACAATTACAAGTAATTATTTTACTGGTGTATTAACAACTGCAGGTCAACCAAATATAACTAGCGTAGGTACATTAAGTAGTATAGCAGTTTCAGGCAATATTACTGCAGGTAACTTAACAGGTGCAAATTTAATAAGTGCTAATTACTTTAGTGGTAATGGTAGTTTATTAACAGGTATAGTTGGTGCTAATGTAACTGGTACAACTGCAAACGCAAACTATGCAGCTTATGCAGGTAACATCACAGTTAATGCACAACCAAATATAACAAGCGTTGGTACATTAGCTAACTTAACAGTAAGTAATACTTCAGGAAATGTATTTTTTGGATATGACAGTAGCAATTTATCTATGGGTGCATTTGCTGGTAATGTAAACAATTACATACAAGTAACATTGTATAATGCAAACACTGGTAATCAAGCAAGTTCAGACTTTGCTATCTATGATACAAATGGTCCAGCAAGTTCAAGTAATAATTTTATTGATATTGGTATAGCTGGCAATAATTATAGTAATACTAGTTGGACAATTAGTGGACCAAGCGATACGTATGTATATGCAGGTAACACAAACTTAGCAATAGGTACACAAGGCAGTAGTAGTAACATAATATTATTTGCAGGCGGAACTTTAAGTACAAATGAAATTGCACGTGTTACTAGTAATGGTATAGGTATTGGTCAAACTAATCCAAGTTATAAATTAGATGTAACTGGTAGTGCAAGAATTACTGCAAACGTTTTAACAAGTAATGTTACTGCAAATGGAACAATAAACTTTACAACTGCAAGTAATGTAAGTTTAGGTAGTAATGCTAACGTTAAATTAACAGGCGGTAGTTCAGGGCAATATTTACAAACTGATGGTAGTGGTAATTTAAGTTGGGCAACAGTATCAGGCTCAGGTGGCGGAACGGTTGCTGGTAGTAATACACAAATTCAATTTAACAATGCAAACAGTTTTGGTGCAAGTGCTAATCTAACATTCAACAATTCAACAAATACATTAACCACAACTAACTTAACAGTAAGTGCTAAAACTAATTTAGGTGCAGTTGGCAATATAACTATTACAGGTGGTGCTGCTAACCAAATGTTAATAACAAATGGTAGCGGTAATTTAAGTTGGACAACACCTACATTTACTGCTATTGCAGTAGATACGTTTACGGGGGACGGAAGCACAGTTAACTTCACACTAAGTACTACACCATCAAGTGTTAATCAAACAGTAGTTAACTATCAAGGCGCTTTTCAATTACGCAGTTCATATTCATTAAGTGGTAATGTAATCACATTTGGTTCTGCTCCTGCTAGTGGATCAACGATTGAAGTTACGACTACTCAGGGTGTAACTCCAGGACAAGGAAGTTTTGTTAATCGTAGTTACATGGGTGATGGTAGTACGACTACTTTTACAGTAACAAACACAGCAACTGCAACCAGTTTAATAGTTACAGAAAACGGTGTTGTACAAACACCAACAACAGATTATACAGTAAGTTCAGGTACATTGACATTTACTAGTGCACCAACTAGTAACATGGCAATTCAAATACGTGAATTGAATGCATTCACACCAGCAAGTTCATTTACATTAGGTAATTGGACAACAGCAAATAGACCTAGTCCTGCTGCAAATGGCATGATGGGTTACAACACAACAAATAATAAAATTGAAGCATATGCCAATGGTGCTTGGGGTAACATAACATTAAGTTAATGAGAACAACATGACAACACAGATTAAAATTGATAACATTGACTCAGCAACTGTAACTACATTAACTGCGGGTAGTACTCCTAAAGTAAGTGCTATAGTTTATCCTGGTAGTGAAACTGCTACAAATACTGCAGGTGGAGAAACAATTACATTAAATGGTTCAGGATTTCAAAGTGGTTGTAATGTATTAGTTGGTAGTACAAGTGCAAGCGTAGTTACATTTGTAAGTACAACTCAAATTACTTTCGTTGCTCCGGCACAAACCGCAGGTACTTATGTAATGTATATTATTAATCCAGATGGTGGCACAGGCATTAGTATTCCTGGATTAAGTTATCATGGTGTTCCGCAATGGACAACTGCATCAGGTAGTTTAGGTAATGCATATGCCACCGCGAGTTTATCACAAACAGTTGTTGCAACCAGTACAGATACAGTAACTTATAGTTTACTAAGTGGAACATTACCAACTGGTAGTACATTGAATGGTAGTACAGGTTTAATTAGTGGCACAAGTCCTAACGTATCTAGCACAACAACTTATAGTTTTCAAATTGGTGCAACTGATGCAGAAAATCAAACAACAGCTAGAAGTTTTAGTATTACAATTAATGCTGATGTAGTTACATGGAATAGCCCAAGTAATGGTACAACATACACAAGTTATGCAAATAGTGCTATAGCAAATGTAACAATGAGCGCAACTAGTGCTGCTGGACAAAGTATTACATATACTGCTAATAGTTTACCAACTGGTTTAAGTATCAGTGGTGCAAACATTACAGGTACACCTACAGTAGTTGCTAATAGTAGTTCGTTGTTAACTGCAACTGCTGCAGTTACAGGAAAAACTGCGACTGATACAATTAATTGGGTTATTAATGTTGCCAATGATCCTTATTTTAATCTAGTAACATTGTTATTAAACGGTGAAACAAACACAAATACATATATTCAAGATGCAAGTACAAATAATTTTGCATTAACTGTTAGTGGAAGTGCTACACCAAATAGATTTAGTCCTTTATGGGGTAATGGGTATTATGGTTATAATTTTTCAAGTAGTTATTTGTCTTACACACAACCAGCCGCACTTACCGGAGATTTTACAATTGAAGGATGGGTAAATCCTTCATCATTGACAACATATAATATGATTTGGGCAAGTTCATCACCAAACAATTATTTTTGTTTATTGTGGGGGGCAACATCTAGTGTATTTGGATTAAACGCATACAATGGCAGCGTATCAGTCAGCAGTTCATCCAGTGTAACACCGATCAACCAATGGCACCATATTGCATTTGTTCGTATAAGCGGAGTTTTGTATTTTTACATTGACGGAACACAAACAGGTTCCGGTGCATTTACTGGTACAATTGGTTCGTCAGGTACTACAACTATAGGATATAGTACAAACTATAGTAGTACTTATTATTTTAATGGTTCACTAAGTAATTTTAGAATTGTTAATGGAGTTGGAGTTTACACCGGTAATTTTACAGTACCAACAAGTCCATTAACTGTAACACAAAGTTCGGGAACAAATATTGCAGCTATTACTTCAGGGCAAACACAACTATTAACTGCACAGAATAATAATGTTATTGATAATTCAACTAATACATCGACTTTAACATTAAACAGCACAGTAAAAGTGGTATCAAATCAACCATTTGGTGCAGTACCTAGTGGTGTACAAAATTATGGAAGCAGTTTGTTTGATGGTAGTACTGGATATTTAACTTATACACCAAGCACAAGCGTTTCTTTTGGAACAAGTAATTTCACTGTAGAAATGTGGATTTATTTAACAGCTTCTCCTACAACGCAAATCATATTAGATGCTAGAACATCAGGCACAACAAATACATGGGCTTTTGGTTGGGGCGAAGGAAACGCGGCAACAAGTCAATTTTGCTGGACTGGCTATACTGGGTCAACTACCAGTGTTTATGATACGTCTACAACTAGATTTTCAACCAATCAATGGTATCATATTGCATACTCAAGGTCTGGAACCACAGGGTACCTTTATGTAAACGGTGTACAAGTTGCTACAGGTACAGATAGTACAAACTATAATGTTACTTCCCCGACAGTTCATATTGGGTCTCAGTATTCTCCTAACTACTACTTTCCTGGGTATATCTCTAATCTACGCATAGTCAATGGTACAGCAGTTTATACATCTGCATTCACACCACCAACCTCACCACTAACCGCAGTTACAAACACAAGTCTTTTAACATTACAATACAAAAATGGTGTAAACAATAATACTTTCTATGATGATAGTACAAATAATTTTGCTATAACTAGAACAGGTACACCTACTCAGGGTACATTCTCACCATTTAGCCAAACTGGATGGAGTAACTATTTTGGCACTGCTGCATCAGATGTGTTAACGTTCCCAACTAATGCTTCTTATGCGATCGGAACAAGTAATTTTACAGTTGAAGCATGGATTTGTCTAACTGCAAACGTAAACACCTCAGGACAAGCACAAGTAATAATGGAAAATGCACAAGCAGGTTCGTATGGTATAACATTATACTATACTTCTGGTTCTTGGGCATTATTTGTAGTAAGTACAACCCCTGTCATAAATTTTGCATGGACTCCAACTATTGATACATGGTATCATATTGCAGCAGTAAGAAGTGGTACAAGTACTAATCAAACTGCATTGTATATAAATGGTGTATCAGTTGCAACAGGTACCGCACCAAGTTCTCAAACACAATTTCAAGCATGTATAGGCGGAATTAATTGGGCTGGCAGTGGTTGGGCATTATATGGATATATGTCTAACTTTAGATATAGTAATAATGCTAGATACAGTGGGAATTTTACACCAAGTACAACACCTTTTACTAGTGATGCAAATACATTAATTTTAACATGCCAAAGCAATAGATTTGTTGATAACAGTTCATTAAATGCTGCACCTACTATAACCGGTTCTGTTTCAGTTCAAGCCTTTAGTCCATTCCAACCAAGTTTAGTGTATAGTCCAAGTACTAATGGTGGAAGTATATATTTTAATGGTTCAACTGATTATCTAGTAAACCTATCTGCACCAGTAGTTAATTTTGGAACTAATCCTTTTACCATTGAGCTTTGGCTTTACCCAAATTCAGTTTCTGGTAGACAAGGACTTGTTTCTGGAACAGGAGGAAGTGGAACAGGACCAATATTTGCACTTTCAAATACCATTTCGAATGGTAAGGTAGATGTTGGAGTAGGTATTTACGGAAGTGCAGATACTGTAAATACAAATCCAAATTATCCTATTACACCTTTATCGTGGAATCATATTGCGCTCGTTAGAACAGGTACCGGAAGTAATCAGGCATTTATATATGTCAATGGTGTTTTAAAGGCAACTGGTACATTAAGTACAAATTTTACTACCAATGGAGTTGGCATAGGACAAGATTACGGTGCAACTGAATATTTAAATGGTTATTTAAGTGGGGTAAGAGTTATTAATGGGCAAGCATTATACACAACAACATTTACTCCACCAACTGTACCACCAACACCAACGCAAAATACTTCTTTATTACTTCTAGGTACCAACTCAGGGATTCAAGACGCTACTGGTAAAAATAATATTATCACAGTAGGTGCCACAAAGACGCAAGCAAACACAGTTAAGTTTGGTTCTGGTGCGTTGTATTTTGATGGTTCTACATCATACATAGTAGCATCTAGAAGTGATAATTTATTTCAATTTGGTACAGGAGATTTTACAGTTGAATGTTGGGTATATTTAAATGCATATAATGCCAGTACTTATTCAGCAACTATATTAGATTGGCGTACTGCATCAAATGCAAATCCATTTACAATTTCTATTGATAATTTGGGAAAACTTGGTATTTATGATGGCTCAAATGTGTACCAAACAACATCAACGGTTGGTCTTACCACTTGGACACATATCGCTTGGGTTAGAGTAAGTGGAGTTTTGAAAATGTTTATAAATGGAGTTTCTGGTTATTCTGCAACATATTCAGGAAATCTAACAGGAACTTCAAACAATCTTACAATTGGATGTAATGTTGGCGGTCAAGCAAATTATTACCTTAATGGTTACCTAGATGACCTAAGAGTAACCAAAGGTGTTGGTAGATATTCTGCAAACTTTACCGCTCCAAGTTCAGCATTAATAGCAGTATAAAATAGACTAAATACAAGATATGACGAATCCATTAACACTACAACCCGGATATACATTAGATCCAACCAGTAACTTTACATTTGCAAATGCAAACGTAACTAGTAATCTTACGGCTGGTAGTGTATTTTCAAGTCAAATTGGTAACACAGTATCAGTACATTACGGTGATGGTGGACATTTAGCAAATATTCAAGCTGGTAATATTATTGGTCAAGTTGCAAACGCATTGATTGCAGGTACTGTAATTACTAATGCACAACCTAACATTACAAGTCTAGGTACATTAGTTAATTTAACAGTTGGTAACAGTACTGCAAATACAGTATTTGGTAACGGTACTATTAATGCTAATGCAAATATAACAACTCAACAGTTTTTTATCGGTAATGGTTATTACTTAACAGGTATACCAGCTGGTTATACAAATACAAACGCAGCAAGTTACTTAGCAGTTTACACAGGTAATTTATCTGCTGGAAATGCAAATTTAGGTAATGCTACTTCAAGTAATTATTTTATTGGTAATGGTAATTTATTAACAGGTATCATTGGTAATGCAGGTCATGCAAATTATGCAGATATTGCTAACTCAGTGACTGGCGCAAATGTAAGTGGACAAGTAGGCAATGCATTAATAGCCGGTACAGTATATACAAATGCACAACCTAACATCACTAGTGTTGGTACACTAGGTAACTTATCTGTAACAAATACTGCTACTATAGGTAACGTAGTTACTACAGGATATGTAAGTAGTGCAAATGGTTTAGAATCTACAAGTACTTACCCAGGTCCATACACAGATGGTGTTGTAGTTGATTATGTAACTGGTAACGCACGTATTAGTGCAGGTGCAGCAGATGGTTTAAATTTCTACAACGGTGGAGTAGCTACTAATTTATTATTCAGTATTACTAGTGTAGGTAATCTTAATTTAATTGCAAACGGTAGTGCTAATTTAGGTAATTTAGTAACTGCAAATTATTTTAGCGGTAATGGTAGTTCATTAACAGGTGTAGGTGCAGTAACTGCAACTACAGTAACTGCAAGTAGTCAACCAAATATTACTAGTGTTGGTAATTTAGTTTCGTTAATAGTAGGTAACAGTACTGCTAATGTAACATTAGGTAATGCAACTATTACATTAAGCGCAGTAGGTAATGCTAACTTAGGTAATTCAGTTACAAGTAACTATTTTATTGGTAGTGGTAATAATTTAAGCAACATACAAGGTAGTAATGTAACTGGCCCAGTAGCATATGCAACTACTGCTAATAGCGTAGCTGGCGCAAACGTTTCAGGTCAAGTAGGCAATGCACTAGTAGCTGGTACAGTTTACACTAACGCACAACCTAACATCACTAGTGTCGGTACTCTATCTAGTTTAAGTGTTACTGGTAACATAAGTTCAGGTAATGCAAATTTAGGTAATTTAGTAACTGCTAATTATTTTAGTGGTAATGGTAGCTCACTAACAGGTATAACAACACTAACAAACGGTAATAGCAACGTAATAGTAAATGCAAACAGTAATGTTGCAGTTAGCGTAAATGGAACTAGCAACGTAGTAGTCATATCAAATTCTACGGTTAATGTTACTAGTACAACAAATTCTACAGGAAACGGCACAGGAGCCTTTACTACCCCGGGTGGTGCAAGTATAACTAAAGATTTGTACGTGGGTGGAAATATCTATACTACTAATCTAGTATCACAGAACACTACAATTTTAGAAGTATTAGATCCATTAGTTTACTTAAGTTCAAATACAACGTACCCATATAATTATGATGTTGGATTCTATAGTCATTTTTCATTAACAGGTCCTCCACCAGGCAATGGATATCAGCATACTGGTTTAGTAAGAAACTACGTTGATAATGCTTGGTATTTGTTTAGTAACGCAGCTGAACCATCAGGATCAACAGTTGATTTAGCAAATGCTAATTTAGTACTTGATACATTAAAATTAGGAAACGTATCTGCAAGTGGTAATGTAAACGCAAGTGGTAATGTGTCCGGTACTTATATATTAGGTAACGGTTATTATTTAACTGGTATTACTTCTGGTGGTGGTGGCGCAAACATTTCAAATGGTACATCATATATAAACGTTGCAACTTCTGGTGGTAACATTGTAGCAAACGTAGGTGGCTCAACTATTGAAACTATTAGTAGTGCAGGTATCACAGTAACTGGAAATGCAAACGTTTCAGGTAATGTAAGTGCAACTTTCTACACTGGTAATGGTTATTACTTAACTGGCATAACAGCAGTATCAAGTTCATATAGTGTATCAAATGGTTCTAGTAACGTAAACATTCCAGTAACAAATGGTAACATTAACTTTACTGTTGCCGGCGTATTAGGTATGGGTGTAGTTACAAGCACTGGTATAAACAGTAATGGTTATATAACAGCTGCAGGTAACATCAATACACCAACTGGAAATATTGTTGCTAATGCAGGTTACTTTGTAGGTAACGGATATTACTTAACTGGTATTGGTAGTCCATCTAATATCTTTAATGGTACAAGTAACGTAAACATTCCATCTGGTAATGGTAATATAACATTTACAGTAAACAACGTATCTAACACCGCAATATTTACACAGAATGGTATTAACGTAGCAAACTATGTAAATGCAGCTTATTTCTATGGCAATGGATATTACTTAACTGGAGTAGGTAGTGCAGTAAACGTAAGTAGCGGTACTGCTAACATCATAGTAGATAGTAATAACTATTTGCAAATGTCAGCAAATGGTACTGCTAACGTTCTTACAATTAAAAATACAGGTGTTGTTGCAACCAGTATACAAGTTACAGGAACAAGTAATTTAGGATCAAATGCAAACGTAACCATTACAGGTGGAAGTAATGGACAAATGTTAACTACTGATGGCAATGGTAATTTATCATGGTCAACATCAAGTTCACAAGGAACAATTTATACTGATGCGTTTACTGGTACAGGAATACAAACAACATTTGGACCATTAAGTACAACGCCAACAAGCGTAAATCAAACAACAATTAACTATAATGGTGTTATTCAATTGCGTAGTTCATATACATTAAGTGGAGCTAACATTGTGTTTAGTGCTGCCCCTGCATATGGTGCAAGTATTGAAGTAACTACTATTACAGGCGCAGCGCCTGCACTAAACGTAACAACATTACCAACTGCAAGAGCAATGGTAATGAGTATAATTTTCGGAGCATAAAATGTCAGCACCAAACATGTTAAACGTATCCAATTGCTATGGTAACACATCAGTAGCAACATTAGCAACGGGTACAGTAGCGAACGTAATCACTAATGCTAGTGGTAGTAACTCAGTTATAAAACTTGATGCAATTATATTAACTAACTATTCGGGTAGTTCAATAACTGCAAATGTAATATTAAATCGTAGTAGTACATCATACTATTTGGCAGGTAATTTATCAATATCTGCTAACAGTCAAGTAACGATTGTAAATAGAAATGCCCCAATCTATTTGATAGAGGGTGACGTAATTCAAGCAAACTCATCAGCAGGTACTGCGTGTTCTATGGTAGCATCATATGAAACATTGAGTTAATATTTTAACTAAGTGTCTCACATGGATATATTCCGCAACTACATCACTTTCTCTGAAACAATTACAGAAGATAGTATAACCTCATCTATTGCAAGTGGTTATATTACTCCTCCGTTAATTGCCGGTGTGTATGGTTTCCCATCAAGTACTGGTAGTGGTGTCAAAGTAGGCATTATAAGTTTAGGTGGCGGATTTTTACAAAGTGATTTAAACTCAGTATTTACTGATTTATATAACGGTGGTTCTAGTCCAGAAGTTCCAAGTGCTACTGCACCAACA